ATTAATGCAATTAAAGACACAGAGTCCGTGCTAATCTCAAGCGACCACCTTGATATTCCAAAACGAGATGTAGCTCGGAAAAAATACATGCAGGTCACTGAATTACTCAGCGCCAGCGAGGCACAGCTAGCTGCCTATTACGATGAGTTGGTTGCTTTCATGGAGGCAAAAAAATGAATAATTCGGGACGCTGGACTAATAGCATACCCCCTGAGATCACTCAACTGGTGTCTGAGCCTTTCCCCACCTGGGATTGGCAAGTGCGCGAAATCGATGATGAAGAGTGGATCGTCGCTCGTTTAGTCGACAACAACAAATGTGAACGCATCGTCGCAGGTCGCGTAGCTGTCGTTGTAGAGGGACCTGCCAATGAATGAAGAGAAAGAGTTTTCAAAACAGGATGCCAGAGACTTTGTAGACGCAGCAGACTCCTACCTGCTGCTCACCCTCAACGACGATACCCCATCTGCAGCAGGTTATGCCAATGATATAGATCAGTTGCTAATGATTAGTGCTTATTTGAACACAAATCCTCCCCTAGCGCACAACCTACGTCTGCTCCTTTCTAAAGCGACTCCCACACTACCATCATTAGGGGATAATTAAATGACCAGTATCAATTTCGTAGCACTGCTTGGCGAGATAAAAGGAGATGTGCGTCACAACACAACCACAAAGAGCCAGGTTGCAAATTTCACCCTCATCACCCAGCGCAAGGCGCATCCAAACGCAAAGGTAGATTATTTTTCCACCTATCATAATATCGTGGCGTGGGGTCCTTTAGCAGAAGCGGTACAGCAGTGCAAAGAGGGTGATCAAGTGCAGGTCGAGGGCAACTTGGAAACCGAATCGTGGGAGGATAGAAAAACTGGAGACAAGAGATATAAGACGGTTATCAAGGCTCGAAATTTGACAGTCCTGACGGAGGAAATTAACACGCCTAAAACTCGCGCCGAAGAGGTGCAGGAGGAATTAGATGCCCCCTTCTAAAGTGCCATCTCCAGGCCGCAGGTCGCGTAACAAAGGTGCGCGGGTAGAACGTGAGATCGTCGCACTGCACCAGGCACTCGGCGTAGAGGCAGAGCGTGTGCCACTGTCAGGTGCAGCTGGTGGTAGCTACACAGGCGATGTCATCGTTGACAAGCGCTTCCGTGCCGAAGTCAAAGCACGCAAGAATGGAGGTGGCTTCGCCCTCATTGAACGCTGGCTTGAGGGCAATGACATGCTCATCGTTAAATCAGATCGTAGAGAACCTCTCGTAGTGTTGCCGTGGAATGTTTACGGCCAATTAATCGCGGGAGAATAGGATGAAATCTCAGGATCAAATCGTTATACAGAATAAAGCCCTAAGCCTTAGCCTTGTGCTGGAGATTGTGAAAGAGAAAATCTTCGAACATCAACAGGGAAAAGAAGAGATCGATCAGTCCTTGGTGGACGCATTGTATTGGATTGAGCGTGGATTGAATACAGATGGGGATTATTCTATAAGGGTGTATCCAGATCCACAAAATTAGTTGTGAAGTGGTATCTAATTTTAACTAAAAAATATGAAAGCACTTTCCAACTATGCAAACGCCCGAAGACTTCGATGTCGAGCAAGCACTGCTGTCTGCTTGTATGCAGCGCAGCAGTGCTATCAGCGACTGCGTTGACAAGGGGGTCGAGGTTGAAACCTTTTGGACCCCTACAAATCAAAAACTGTGGTTAGCGATGCAGGATGCTATCGTAGCTGCCCCTGCTGGCACAGACTCTATCGATCCCATGCAACTGCTGCGCTACGCTACCCCTCGCGCTCCTGAAATCAGCCTGGTGGACCTTACCAAACTATTTACTCTGATGGGCACCAGCCACAACGTAGCGTGGCACGCACAGACGCTCTTAGAGCTACAGCAACGCCGCAGACTCGCAGAGATGGGCAGGTCATTATCAAATCGCGCTGTGGACATGAGCGACGATCCTGACGATACCATCTTTGACTTAGAAGAGCAGTTGCTGCGCAACACACGGTCTGATGAGTCGGGGCTAATTGCCCTAAATAAGGCGATTGACCAGACCGAACTTTGGGCACGCCAGAATAGTGGGTTGGGACTGTTGGGCCTGTCTACTGGTTTTGACAAGCTGGATCAAATTACTAATGGGTTGCAGCCAGGCCAGGTGATGATACTCGCAGCACGCCCATCGAAGGGCAAGTCTGCGCTTGCTTGGCAGATCGCATCACACATCGCCTACGCTGGACCTGTAGCGTACTTCAGCCTGGAGATGGATGCACGTAGTCTGGTACTGCGTGCGTTATGCCAAGAAACCGCAATCCCAATCTCGGATCTTGCACGCAACAACATACCACCCCAAGCACAGGAGTCATATGATGCTGCTGTGGCGAATCTGCGCACGCAGCAGCTGCACGTAGATGAGCGAGGCAGCGTGACGATGCACGCACTCAAGAGTCGCAGTAAACGACTGCATCGTAAAGAGCCTCTCAGACTGATCGTGGTGGACTACCTACAGCTGATGACTGCTAAGCAGGCCACCACCAGAGAGCAAGAAGTCTCGCAGATCAGTCGTTCCATCAAAGCACTGGCGATGGATCTCGGTGTGCCCATACTCGCTGTAGCTCAGCTGAATAGATCGATTGAGATGCGCACAGGCGAACAGTCGCGCCCCACCCTATCAGACCTTAGAGACTCAGGACAGATCGAACAGGACGCAGACATAGTGGGGATGGTGTGGTGGGGGTGGGAACACTGCGCAGACCTACCACCTAATGACTGTGAACTCATCGTGCGCAAAAATAGGAATGGCCCATTGGGCACAATGATTATTGATTGGAAACCCGAACAGGTGAAATTTGTTGAAAGAAAAGCATCATAGAGAAACAAAACATATACCCGTGCCCGTAGTGTCTGCGGCAGCACAACGCGAACTGATACGACGATGGCAACAGGAGCAGGATATTGCAGCACGCGACCAGCTGGTGCGGATGACGATGGCACTGGTCACAAAGATGATCGGTGAACGCGATTGGATGCTTACAGATTATGATGATGCGTATCAGAATGCGAGTATTGAATTACTGACTGCGATCGACCGATTCGACCTGTCACAGCCGTGGAATTTTGTGACCTATGCGCGGCACTGGATACTGAAGAGTTTTTATGACACTGCCGCCACACGCGACAGTGAACCATCTCATGTAGCCGCTCGGCGCAACGCAATAAGACGCATAGAAAAAGAGGCACTGGCAGCAGGCCAAACCGAAGAGCGTGCGGCTCAGACTGCTTACGCAGCGAAGACGCAACATGAAAAGCACAGACTCAATAAAAAGGTGCCCCTCGCAGACGTAGCAGAGATAGAATTATCGATAAGCCAACCTGCCCCAAGCATCGATGTCGCAGCGATGATGAGCGCAATCACAAACAAAAGGCACGACACGATCTTGCGATTCAACCTGGGCCTGTTAGGCAATAGACCGTGGAAAATGGCCTATATCGGCAGAGTGATGGGCTTGAGTCGAGAACGCATCAGGCAGTTACGTGAAATAGGACTAGAAGAGATTCGGCGTAGTGTGTCGAGATAGTGGCAGTGGGGAGACTGCGCTATTTACGCTGCGCCTGGGGTGGGCAGTTCTGGGGAGTGCTGCCCACCCCCTTGATTACAAATAAAACGAGGCAGTATGATCAACGTAATCCTAAGCCAGGATCAACTAAGGGGCGCTCTATATCATGCGCAGTTGAACTGCGGCCAGGGCATTGGTGGAATGAAATCTCAGATCCATGCGCCACCTCAACGCAGGCAGCGCATGGGAGTAGATCAGGCTACGGGACAGGTTGCTATGTGTGCCGTAGCAAAATACCTGCACGGTGATGCAGATAAATATTTTACGACCCGATTTTTTAGGAACCTGGACCCGAATATATCAGATGGTGGATACGACCTGGGCTGTGCCAACATCGACGTAAAAGGTGGGTTCATGCGGTTCTCAACCGATCCGCAGGACTACAGCCTGCTAGTGCGACCAAGGGAAGTACATGACGATTGGGTATATATCCACTGCCTGATCCATCACGCAAACGAAGCTCCGAAAACGTGGGTTAATACACCCCCCACGATCTATATCACAGGTTGGGCTTCATCAGCTGACCTACCTGATGCACCTGTCGCAGATGGTCCATTAAAGGGTGCGTTAGAAATCCCTGTTCCGAAACTAAACCCTCTCCCACCCATCCGATACGATTGGTTTAAACATGGATTTGCGAGAGAGGATAGTTGAGCAGTTGGCTGAACACACAAAAGAGAACCAGGTAATATTTTTTGATCCACCAGAACTGGATGAGGCGCTCATAGGCATCGCGCTGCGGATCGGATTGTCGGTGCCAGCATACGACTACGACAAGTTGATAGAGGTCCACCAGCGCATCAATAATTGGAGTTACGAGGACGCAATCGAATGGATCGAATACAACACAATGGGCAGCTATGTGGGCAACGACACGCCAGTGGTTGTGTGGAGACCACGTTAGCGGACCTGGATCAGCTGCAGCAATGGCGCTGCAAAGAGTATAGAGTCGCTCGGTATCCGCAGGTTGAGCCTGGCGAGGATCGCTGGACCTGCACCTGCAAGGGGTATCGTTTCCGCAGCAGGGCGCGACTAAACTATCACTGCAAACACATACGGGAGTTGAGAGAGTGGTTGATAAAACAGATATAGCACCGATCTCGGAAAATTATAAGCTGTGCTGTGTCAACGCACGGCAAGTGGGCTGGTACATGGGCGAAAGCGTGACCGTCTATTCCCTGGGCAAAGGCAAGGCTAAGCGCTATAGCTTTCGATTGGAAAATGATCCCCGTGAAGTATCTGAGTATATGAAAGTGGAAAGGGTCTTTAAATGACAACGCTATTAAAAATTCAAGAGGTAGCGGATAAGCTGTCTATATCAGAAAATCAAGTATATGTATTAAAAACTACAGGAAAATTGCCTTTTATTAAGATTGGACGCTCGCTTCGCTTCGATGAAGAGGATATTACAGACTTTATTCGAAAGAGAAAACGCACGATAGATTGAAGATGTGCTGTGTCACTATTGTGTCAATCGGCCCTAAAACAAAAAAACAACCACCTACGAATGAACGTAAGTGGTTGTTTTTAATGGTGAGCCCACTGGGAATCGAACCCAGGACCTACGGATTAAAAGTCCGTGTCCACTGAATATAAATGAATCATATAAAACAATAACTTACGCCATTACTAATTGCGTTGCAGCAACTTAGTCTTTACCTTTGAACTACACTGAGCCACACTGAGCCACACAGAATCGCATGGGCGCTGTGTCACTATTGTGTCAAAGGAGGGGATTTATGGCAGCGAAGAAATACCGTGAAGGGGCTGTAAGCTACTTCAAAAAAGGCAACTACTGGCACGCCTATTGGACAGACCAAAATACAGGGGAACGTGGGCAGCGGAGTCTAAAATGCACAACCCAAAGAATGGCACGCGAAGAAGCTAAAAAGATTAGCGATGCCTTAGATGGTAACACGCTGCAGAAGTTGGACACTGTACGGGACAACAACCGAATCACTTTTGGCGAAGCAGCTGAGCGCTACCTGGAAGAAGCTGATTTAGCTGAGAAGAGTTTGAAGGAAGATCGCACTAGGCTGGATATGGTGCGGTTAGATTGGGGATCCGTGCCGATCAGCAGTATCGATGCAGGTCAGATAGACTCCTGGCTGGCAAAGAAGAGGCGCAGCAGGGGCTGGAGCAGAAGCACTCGCAATCGCTATTTGAGCGCCATTAAGCAGGTCTTTAAGAAGGCTCATGCGTTAAACTATACAGCTGAGAATGCAGCAGTGTCTCTCAAAGCGCTTAAAGAAGAGGAAAACATCCCTGAGCCTCTGACTGATGCGGTGATGGAAGCGTTGATAGAGGTGCTGCCTGACTATGCTAAATACTATGTTGCCATCCTGGTGGACACAGGACTGCGCAAAAGTGAGCTTGCTCGGATTCGCTGGAGAGATGTTGATACGACCAACAAGCAGCTGATCATTGGCAAGAGCAAGGCCAAGACATTCAGGGTCATTCCCATGACGCAGCGCCTAGCTGCCCTCTTCGACTCCCTGCGCCCAGGACGCAGTTGGGCACAGACGCAGAGTGGACACAGCAACCACACCATTGAATGGCCTGATGACAGTGATCCTGAAGCGCTGGTGATAGGCAAGATGGATCTAAAGAAGACGCTCTATGCTGCCAGCAGGAAGATCGGAGTGAAGAACATCCACCCCCATCAGTTTCGCCATACCTTCGCTACGCGCCTGATGCAGCGAGGGGTAGCGATGGAGCATATCAAAGCATTGGGGGGGTGGAAGAGTGATTCGATGGCAAAGCGCTATGCCAGGGTCAATCCAGTTGAGTTGCATGAGCAGATACAGATGCTGG